CTTATTGAGCGACTTCTGGATCCCCAAGAAGATCAATGTCGTAAAGACCATTGCCTCCACGGGGAAACAGAGTGCTGAACCCATCGACGCAAACTTCGCAAGGCGGATCACTCCACCATTGGGAAGTTCAGCCCGCCGGGAACGAGTCGCGTCAACGGCCTTAAACAAATAAGGCCACCGACGCAGCATCGCCCTAACGAGCTGGTTAGACACACGATCGGAAGCATCACTCATGTCGAGTGTTGCGGTTCTCTGATCAAGAGACCCTAAACGAGCAAGCTCCTGGTTAGGAGTCTGGTCGTTAAATCCGATGATCTTCGTCAGGAAGTCATCCTGATAGAAGAACTCGAGAAAACTGCGGAGGATACCTTGCTGCATATATTGCATGCAGGTCGGCTCCATAGCAATCACTCGAGGTGTCTTTTGCGTCTTAGGAACGAGAGTCACCTTTACAGGGACTTCCGAACCAGGTTCGAGGATGTCATGATCTTCCAAATCACTGGCAAAACGCCAGTTAGGAAGAACATAATCGCCCATCGGAAAGATGGAATCGAGACGTGTGGTCCAGACCGATTGATTAAACTTTTGGTTTCCCAAAAGTCCATCAGCGGTTGATCCTGGACCATGCTTAGGAACGATCCTTCCATAGTAGACATCCCTGTCTACCTGGGTAAAGATCCTTCCAAACAGCAAATTCGACATTTCAACGAAGTCAGCGAGATCTCTCTCGCTAAGCTTCGAGTCGAATTCACGGACATCCTGCTCACACTTGACATAGTTCTGTATTGCTTTTCGCTTCCTTACATCACTGCAAGGAAGCTCAATCTTGCCAAACATCAGTGTCAACTGACGTAAGGCTTGAATTGAGGCAATACAGGGCTCATCAAGCAACAAGCCACTATACCGGTCGAACACACGGGAGAAGTAACCCTCGAGAAATCGGGGGAGCCTTCCTCCTCGTCCACAAGTGAACGAGGAGTTGATCCCGACCTCGCCTTGGTCAATCCATTTTTGGATGGACTTTCCAAGGCTTGGTAGGGTTATCGTTAAAAACGATAACCCCTCATGTTCGATCCGAGTAGAGACGGTATTAATGTCTCTACTGGCGCTAGTGCAGCATAGTGTTGCAGATTCCTCTGCAACACAGGACCAGAGTGACATAAGGCTTTTCACTTGCCCTCCTATACAGGGGGTAACAAGATCCATAGCCTATGTCGTTCACAGATTAGTTGTCACAGTACAGAAAACTGACTGTGTCAAGTAACC